CGATAATGTGCGGCTCGTGAAAACTTGCCCGAATAGCTCAGCTGGTTAGAGCACTAGACTGTTAATCTGGGGGTCGTTGGTTCGAGTCCAACTTCGGGCGCCAATCCAGAGGGAACGCCGTTCGATGTGTCCAGAACGGCGTCCAAAACAGCTTGGCACCTTGTTCAGCGGGTGTCAAGCATCGTCGCGCCTGCATGATGGGAAGCGTGGAGAATCAGCACGTTTGGAGGGTGGCAGCGCGGCGCAGGCCACAGGTTGATCTGCGTTGGCGTTGGCGTTGGAATGGCGGTCAGTCCAGTTATCCGGCACGCCCACCGGCTGCGCTGCTTTCACAAGCTCCGGCGGGTTCTCGATCAGCACATGACGGACTGCGCCAATCAGTGGGCAGTCCTGCATTGCCACCTGCAAGCGATCGGTGAACTCGCCGGGCGACTCTACGAACGGCCATCGCTTATCGGGCTGCGCTGCCTGCGTGAGCTGAGCGTCATGCTCCTCGATCTTCTGCAACAGCGCGAGAATCAGGTTGTCGCCAGTCAAGTCTCGCCAGCAATCGCCATGACGAAACGCTATCATCTGGCCATTTTTGAACCGGTCAATCCTGTATTTGCCGTCCGCGAGAACGATTCTCTGCGTGAGCTCGTCAGCGTTCATGGGCTATCCTTCAGCGCGGTTTCGAGGGCTGCGTGTACGCCGTGAACATGCATCTGCCACTGCAAGACAATGGAGCCATCGGGGTTTTTGCATTTGGTTTTTGTGCCACTGTAGGTAACCGGCTCGTCCGGGTTTCATCTGTTGCGCACACACAGTCCACGACAGCCGCGTTCCACCATCGCATCCGTGACCTCGATCTTCGGCGCGGGTGGTGCGGCAAATAGCTTCATGCCGATGAGCAAATCGTGTTCCGCAGACGAGACGTGATTGACCGTCATAACCGGCCTCCCGCGCACCTTGATTTCGGCGTCGATGGCGTCGGCCATTTGCTCGTATTCCTTTTGGATCGTCCAATATCCATATTGTTGCGATCGTTTCCTGCATATGTTGCGCACCTGTTCCATCGTCATCTTGCTCATGTCGGTAGCTCTGGTATTGGCGCCCACAGTTCGGGCACGTCGTTGACACTAAGTCGCCAGCTACCGTCAGCCCAGGAGCTTACAAACACGGGTTCGCCGGGCTTGTACAACAGTACAAGCGATCCGTCCTTTGGCGCCGTGTCGATGGGTTGCCACTCCTTGATGACCGGCAGCTCAATACTCAGGACGTTGAGCGATTTACGAAGGATATAGTCGCAGTCGCCGTTGCGGACGGACTCGTCGCGCTCAATATAGTCGTGTCCTTCCTCGAAGCCCCGATCCCACGCAGTACGTAGTGCGTCGACGATGTTCATGACCACGTCCTATGCGCCTCAGCGATGTGTTCGAGCCCGTCGTACTCTTCGATCTTCCAATCGATGTTGTCGGGGATTTCGATGACGGCGAGGGCCGCACAACGACCATTGGCCCTTGCGCCAAGAGCTTCGACCGCTGCGACGAGCCGCGGGTCGTCGCGTTTGCTGTTGGTCCACGCGTCCCAGTAGCGACCGTACACCTTGACGTGCTCCTCGTCGTCGAACAGGCCGTTGGTCAGTGATCGGTCGTAGATCACTTCGCGCGGACCGTCCAGCACCTTTTCGTCGTAGGCGACAACGGGGATTCTGTATTGCGTGGCCAGATGCTCGTAAGCGGCGTCGGACAAACCGAAGCCGCCGTAGCGGGTGTTGATGACGATCTTTTTCATAGCCCTGTGACCTCTATGGGTTTCAGTCGATACCATTTGTCGAACGTCTTGGCGTCGTTGCCGAGGTGCAACGGACTTTGTGCGTCGTTGCCCGATTTCTTCCGGATGTCCCTGAACTGGAACCGGTAGGGCTTGGTCCGGATGAATTTCTGCCATGACGTTTTGAAGCCGTCGCGTGTCCATGGTTCGCCACGGCTGTTGACCAGCACGTGCGTCTTGCCATGCGAGTACGTGGAGCAGCGCAGCAGGACTTTATCCAACCGGTCGGTGTATTGCATCAGGAGCTCCTTGCCGGTCTTGCGCTGCTTGAAGTACACGCCATCGTCGCGCACATCGCTCCATTTGAGTCCGAGTACATCAGCCATGCGCTGCCCGGTCACATAGGCGAGCTCAAGTGCGAGGGCAATGCGTGGTGGCGCGTCCTTGATTGCCTGCGCCAGCATCTCGTTGGTCACATAGATCCGGCGAGGCTGCTCCTTGTTGCGACGTACGCCGTGGCAGGGGTTGAATGTGGCGGTGCCACGCCGGATCGCGAACGTGTAGATGTGGCTCAATAGCGCCACGATCCGGTTCGCCGTGGTGGGTTTGGGATGGTCGTCGAGGAACGCGGCGATCTCGGGCGGCTTGACCGAGTCGGGTTCGCGTGTTCCGAGCCACGCACGCAGGACTTCGAGCTGCGGCTCCTGGTAGCGGCGCGTGGACGCTGCTTTCTTCGGGAGCGCCTTCATCGCGTAGAGATCGATCAGGGCGTTGAAGGCCGAAGTTTGTCCGTCCAGGACGTCTCCGAGCACGCGATACATCTTGGGGATGTCGTCCTCTTCGGACAACTTCTTCCAGCGGTTGGTCTTCGGATCGATCCAGTAGAAAGCGCCGTGGCGTCGAACGACGTGGGGCGGAAGCCACGTATCCGTGGTGCGCGGCCGTCCCATGGGCAACTCCTTTGCCCCCTGGACCAGTAAAAAACCTGGCACGTTGTCCCCTGATGAACTCCCCAACTCGACGTCTGCATGCACGTATCATGCCGATACGACCTTCCAGGCGAATCGGTAGCGCTGCAGGGGTGGTAGCTGGTTGTAGGTGAGCGCGCCGCGGCTGTCGTTGTGGCGCAGGCGCGCCCAAGTTGGCGCACGGGGATCACAATAGTATGTGCGCAGGTCTTTCAAGGGTGTGTTGCGCAGCTCGTCCTTCGGCGGCAAGGTTCCGAGCAGTCCCGTGATCGGTACTTCGCGAGGCGGCAAGTCGCGCGACACATCCAATGTGAGCAGGTCGTTCACGGTTTTTGCGTCCGGGTACGCCTTCAACAGCTCGGGCAGAGGCAACCTGCGGAGTAAATGCGAGGGCGGAAGGCTGACCAGGAGCAGTTTGGGCATGGTTTGGACCTCGGAAAAGGCTAGTTGTTGAGAATTGCTCTCAACAAGGGGTGTAATTTAACGTCGATTTAACTTTTAAAAAAGTATCGCACCTAAAGTATCAAGTATGGTTGTAATGTGTTTGATTGTACTCAAGAAAATAGGACGTTTTTGTCATGAAAAACGCGGTTCGTTCAGCGAACGTCGAGCGACGAGGGTCGAAAAGTTACAGGAAAGTGTAACTTGAAGGGTAGTTTGTAACTGTGTAAGTCATTGAAAAATAATAAGTAGTTACATAGTTACAAGTTACATCTCTAATATAGTAGTAGTAGTAGTAGTAGTAGTAGTAAAAAATCTGGGGGAATATGGAAAAAACGGCGAATTTTGTAACTTTTTGCCGATTCTTGATTGTTTTCAATGACTTGTTGGGTTACAACTTGGTTACAAAGTTACGGAATTTTGTAACCGGGCATGAAAAAGGGCTCCTGACGTCGTGTCAGGAGCCCTTAGTACCAATTACGCTGCTGCTTTTAACAACTTACGGCGAGCTGCGAGCGCCGCGGCCAGTGCTTGGGTCTGCCGCACCTCACGACGCTTGCGTGCTTGGCGCGACTTCACTTCGCTGATGTCCAGTCCCTGCATGGCATCGGTGATCGGCGTGAACGTCGCACCATTGTCCTCGGTCACGAAGCAGTAGGGCATCGAGCGATCCGGGTCCCAGCCGAACACTTCGGTCATGAGCTGCAGGTACGTGTGGACTTCTTCGTACGCATCCACGGCGTCCTGCACTGGATCGGTATCGACGTTCTCCGGACCGAGTCCGATGATCGGATCACGCAGTTCTTCGCGCTGATCGGCCGGGAACGATGCGCCGTCGTCGCGACGCACGCTGCCACCACTTGCGAGGTCTTCGTCCTGCACCGGATCGAGCGCACGGCGATACCAGAGGTTCGCGATGAAGTTCGCAGCCTTCTGCACCGCGAAGCACGTCGAGTAGATCACCGAGCTGCACTCCCGCGGATCTTCGGCCGCCAATCCGTCGCAGATCGCATCGACGACCGAGGCGAGGTTGTTGTCGCACGCGGCGAACAACGCTGCACGTTCCTGAATCTGCTTCTGCGTGGAGTCGTCCATGGTGTTCGAGCCCATGTTCGAAGCCACGTTCTCGCACGCGCGGGCCAGCAACGCCTTGGCGAGCGGGGTCAGCTTGAACTCGCCGAACTCGCGCGTCAGCCGCTCGGCGTCGGTCTCGTTCGCGAGATCCCGCGCCACGACGCCTTCGAGCTTGGTGATTTCCTCACCGAGCGCTTCGTGCTCGCGCACCTGTTCGGTCACATCCGTGGTGTCTTCGCCGGGGCCGAGGATCATGTCCAACGTCCGGTTCAAGATTTTCTTCTTGGTAGCCATTTCACGTCACTCCTGTTTGCATGTATGCGCGCACGGTGGATTACTGCGTACGGCGCGCGGCGTACGCAGTTCGATGCAGTTCGATCGAACTGCTATTGTTCAATGGATCGGTGAGCCGCGAAGCGGCGAACTACTTCTTCGTACCGAGGTGCTTATCCAACCACTCGATGCGGCGCTGCTCTTCGCGCAGCTCCTCGCGACGGCGTGCTTCGTGCGCCGTACTGCGTACGCCGTGCATCGCGCGCTGCGCGCGCTCCAGCCAGCTTTGGGTTACGTGTCGTCGTACTCCACCACACATAGCATCCTCCTTGGCGGGCATTGCCGGGTTACACCCGGCAATGCCCCGCATAGCGTGTCCAACGGAATTTCTGGAAGCGTTCGTAGCCGTAAGCCCAACGGTACAGGCGGATGGCGATCGACAACATGATCGCCGCGGCCTCGGCCTGCAGCAGACCGTCCGTCGAGGTTCCGAAGAACAGGAACAGGACGGACGAGTGCAGGACGAGATCAAACACGCCCTTGTACCCGACCAGTCGCCGCATGCTACGCGGCGACAGGTGCGAGAGCAGCAGCCAGAACGACGCGAAACTGACCAGCGCCGCGACGAAGATCATGGCGCATCTTCCGCTTCGAGCTCGGCCATCATCTTCTTGGCCACGATCATCTGCGCACGCGCCATGATCTCGACCTGTTCGATGAGGCGTTGCTCGCGCCGGCGCACGTACTCGGTCTTGACGGCGTGGTTGAATTCGGCTGCAGCCGCGCCGAGCTTGCGGCTGGTGTCGATGGACTTGTTCTCGATGTGACGAACCAGATTGGAAAGACGCATGGTGTGGGCTCCTGTGTGGTTTGGTTGAACAACGTTGAAGGGATCAAAGAACGCCGAAGGCGTTCGCCATGATCAGCAGCAAGGCTGCGATGCCGAGCGTGACCAGCACCGGTCGCGTCAGCACGTGGTCAGGATCACGTGGCTTGACGGGCCTGTACTTGCGCTGCTTGGCCAGCGTCGCGTAATGCGCGAGGTAGTCGTCGTGGCGCATCAGAACACCACCTTCACGGGCTTGCCCGTGCGGATGGCTTCGTCACGTGCAGCCTGCATCGCTGCCGCGCGCGCCGAGACACGCTCGATGTCACGCACGGCGGCGAACGCCGCGCGCACTTGCCCTTGCGTCGCAGTACGTGCGACGAGCTTGGTGATCACCTGATCCTGCTGCTTGATCAGGTCTTCGAGCCTTGTGACGCGCTCGGCGAGTTCAACATTGGTAATACGCATGGCGATCTTCTGTGGTTGGATCGCCGTGCAATGGACCGGCTGCGAGCGAAGCTCGCAGGTACCCCCGGGGGGTATGGAGTTCCTTTTGGGGTTCGGCGAAGCCGATTGGGTCGATGGAACCGTGGTGCGGTGGCTTAAGGGGTAGGTAGCCGGGGGCGCGCTACGTCGCACTTATTTCGCAGTTTCGCCGCCGAAAGTACGAAGTACCTCGTACGCCGAACTTTGTGATATGCAGAAAGTCCCGCAGCCACGAGGTGATCCGTCCATGTCAGTACGTGCGAAGTTCAAACTTACCGAGATCCGCCGTCATTCTTGGCATCCAAGTGCGCAGACCCTACGGTTCGACGCTCAGTACGATGAGTCCATCCCTGAGGATCAGCGTTTCTTTGACGCGACGCCAAGTGGCCATTTCGAAATGCTGTGCAATAACCCGCACGCGACTGCGCCATTCGAACTCGGCAAGCAGTACTACTTCGACATCACGCCGGCGGAGTGACCGACATGCCCACCCTCGAACAAACCCTCGCCGAACGTGGTTCCCGGTACGGCGATTTCACTAGCCATGCACGTATTGCGCAGGCCCTCCAAGGCGTGATGCGCAGCGCGGCCAACCCATTTGGCAGCGACGTTACCTCCGACGAATGGAACCGTCTGTCCGACGTACAGAAGCAGGCCCTCACCGTCATTGCCGACAAGATTGCGCGCATCTTGAACGGCGATCCCGAGTACGTCGACAACTGGCACGACATCGCGGGCTACGCTAAGCTCGTCGAAGATCGTTTGCAGAAGCCGCAGATCAACACGACGTCCGCTTCGTTCGGCATCGAACCGCTCGAATGGCATCCGATCACTGACACGACGGGCTATGTGACGAAGTCCGATAGGACGCGCGCGCAGCCCACGACCGCCGTTCACACCACACGCATGACCGACGAAATCATCGACGCCTATTGCTGCTGCTTTCCGGACGGCCGTACGTTCTGGTGTGACACGCTCGGCGACGCCATGAAGGCTGTCGAAGCGTGGGAAAAGACACCCCATGCCGCGGCACTCCCGCACGGATGCATGGGCGGTTTCGTCGAGCTGCGCATGCCCCGTTCGAAGTACGTCGCGCTTGGCACGAGCAACGCCGATCCGATCGTGCGGGGGATGCTCGCGCTTGACACCTCCACCCCCGCCGCATAAGTTGTAACCAGCCCTGCACGGCCACGCCGCCTCACTCCCGGCTCGCCGTTCGAGTGCAGGCACCGAAAGCCCCGTCGCCCATCGACGGGGCTTTTTATTGTGCGGCGCTTGGGATATGTTCTGTCCAAGCCGCCCGGCAGCCACGCCGCTCCTACCTTTGAGCGGGTCGACGGCATGGCACCACCGTACACATGGTCTACGGTATCCGTATTCGGCGACTACTTCCGCCGTAGCGACGGTTCTCCGGCGATGGGAAGCGTGTGCTTTTCAGCCGCGCAGCTCGTGCGCGCCGGCGACAGCATCGTGATCCCCGAGCCCGTCGAGGTCAGGATCGACGCGAACGGCCACGTCGCCGTAAACCTCCAGGCCACTGACGATCCCGCGATCAGTCCGACGGACTGGGCGTGGGAAGTCCACGAGATGGTCGACAGCGAAGAGCGGCGCTATTTCATCCAGGTACCGACGGGCTCCGACCCCATCAACCTTGCCACGGTCGCACCGGTCGATGCACCGGCCGCGATGACGTGGTTCCTGTCCGGTGCGACGCAGATCCGGGTCGTCGCGACGCTTCCTACCACACCTGACCCCAACGTCATCTACATCACCACCCAATAGGTACTTGCCCATGGCTGCTGGCAACTTCACCCTGTACGACAACGCCAAGCTACTGCTCTTGAACGGCAGTCTTAACATGGCGTCCGCCACCATCACCGCGGTGCTGCTGGGAGCAGGCTACACACCCGCGGCGTCGCATTCCACCTGGGCTGACGTTTCAGCGAACGAGATCGCGGACTCGGGCTACGTCGAACAGGCGGTCTCGGGACAGACCGTTACGTTGGCGAGCGGCACCGTCACTGTCGATTCCGCGGACATCTCGTTCGGCACCAGCGTGACGCTTACCGCCAAATACCTGGCGCTGGTACTGGGGACCGCGGGGTCGCGGTCGTCCACCGACAAGCTGATCGGCTACTGCGATCTGAACAGTGGCGGCGGCACCGTGTCGAGTAGCGCCGGCGCCTTCAGCGTCAACACGCCGAACGGGTTGTTCACGGCAGCCTGATCCATGGTCGGCATCACCAAAGGTTCAGGCCCGATCACGGGCGTCTACGTTCGCACACGGATGGCGACGGGCGTCTATAAGGGCCTGAACAAGATGTGGCCGCCACCGCAGCCGGGCGAGTTCACGGTCTCGCACGGTACTTTCAGGTTCGCATCCGTAGGGCTGCTCGCCGAGACGGGCAACACCATCCGCATCAACCCGTCCAGTCTCGACTTCGCGGGTCGCGCGTTGTCCTTCGCATCGTCGACCGCCGCGGCGGCGGACCTCCTGCCCGGCAGCCTCTCCATCGCGCCGCACCAACCTGCGACCTCCGCTGGTGCGCAACTACACCTCGGCGCCGGCGCACTGGGTTTCACGGCTGCGCAGATCGCCTCTAGCTACGGCTCCGCGCTCAGTTTCGGCGCCTCGGCGCTCGCACTATTTCCCATGCCGCTCGATTTCGGAGCCGGTGTGTCACGCCTCATCCAAGTGCCTGCAGGCGCGATCAGCCTCGCACCTGCGACGCTCTCCGCGACGACGGGCGCTGCTGCCCAGACGAGCGTAGGTGTCGGCGCCGTCGCATTTTCCGGCGCCGCGCTGTTGCCCAGCACGACGAGCGGCGTGGCGCTGCAGCTGACGCCGAGCGTACTCGCGCTCTCAGGCGCTCCGCTCGAATCCAGTTCTGGCGTGACCCCCGCGATGGGGCGATCGGCGCTCGGCTTCCAAGGCGCGGTGCTCGAACCGCCGACGGGCCTCGCGGTGTCCATCGGCGCAGGAGCGGTCGCCGTGCAGGGTGCTGCGCTCGTACTCCCGAGTGCTCCGACCAGCAGCTGGGAGCCGTTGACGTTCGACAGCGCCGGATTCCAGAAGAAGATGGTGTTCAGCGCGACCCGCGCCGTAACGTTCTCCAATGCCGGTACGGTCTTCGCTTACACCACGAGCGACGCGGGGCAGACCTGGACTACGGCTACGTTGCCCCAGACCCAGCTGTACGCGGGGGGCCTTGTATTCAGTGCGACCCGCGGTATCGCATTGGCATACAACAACAGTCATAGCTTCCTCACCACGGACGGCGGCGATACATGGACGCAGCTCAACGCCCTGGTGACGGGCACGTGGAACGGCGGCATCGTATTTGACGCGAACCACGCGACGGTGTTCGCCAACGGCACACAGAATTACCGCACGCTCGACTCTGGCGCGTCATGGCTCAATTCGACATTGAGCGGCACGTTCGTCGCTGGCGTGGCTTTTACGTCGACGAACGGCGTGGTCATTGGCGACGTCAGCACCAGTTTCAACACGACCGACGCCGGGTCTTCATGGGCGGCATCGAGCTTGCCGGCGGGCGCGTATCTATGCGTTATACGTTTCAGCGCTACGACTGCGGTGGCGCTGGCGTCCAACGGCACGAGCTATCGCACTACCGACGCCGGCGCGACCTGGGTCGCGGTTGCGTCGTTGCCGACCAACGAGACTTTGGAGGACGCGGCTAATTTCGGCGCGACTGTTGGCGTCGTAGTGGGATTCAACGCCGCCAATTACATGACCTATGACGCGGGTGCGACGTGGTTCCGGATGACGGATCTGGCCGCCGGGCCGCTTGAATGCGTCATCGCTTTCGACGCGACCCACGGCGTCGCGGGGGCGCGCAACGGGACGAGCTACATCACGACGTCGTTGTTCCCGCCCACACTTGGCGTGCGCGTGACGACGAGCTTGCCGGCGGCCGATGTCGGGGATACCTACACCGGGTCGGTCACGGCGGCCAATGTCGCAGGCGCTACGGGGAGCATCACGATCACGGTAGACCAGCTGCCGGCGGGACTCGCGCTCGGCACCCGAGTCGACAACGGCGACGGTACCTTCACGTCGCCTGTCACGGGGACGCTGACCACGGCGCAGACCGTAAACAGTACGTTCAACGCGACCAATGGAACGCAGACCGGAACGTTGGCGCACGAGTTCGATATCGCAGCTGCGATGTCCCTGACCGGCACGTTGCCCAATGGTCCGATGGGTGTTGCCTGGACGGGCGTGCTCGATATTGAGGGGGGCTTCACCGCGCCGGTTACCGCGGACGTGTCGGTGGGGACGCTGCCGGCATGGATCGACTCCGTGGTGGTCGATACCACGGCCAAGACCGTGACCTATAGCGGCATGCCGCACACCGCGGCCACGTATGCCTTCACGCCGCGGATCACGGACTCCACGACGCCTACCGCGCGAACGGCGACCGATGCGCAATCGATCACGATCGCCACGGCTCCGGATGTGACCCTGTCGGGCAGCTTCCCGATGCCGACCGTGGGCAAGCCGTATACCGGCAGCGTTACCGGTACCAACATCAACGGCGCGACTGGCACCATTACTTACAGCGTCGATGTATTGCCGGACGGCCTCGCGCTCGACACTGCCAGCGGTGCGATCACCGGCACGCCGACGACCGTACAGACCCTTGACAGTCATTTCACTGCGACCAACGGTACGCAGGGCAACACCCTGACGCGCAGTTTCATCGTGGCGCCGGCTGGCATCTCCGTGGTGCAGACGGCGAGCGCCGACATTTTTGGTAAGTTCGCGAGTAACGGCGTTTCGGTGACGTTTTCAAAGACCGCAACGCTGGGCAATCTCCTGGTGGCTTACGTCGCCGCGGGACAGCGCTCAGAAGCTGTTACCACGCCAGGCTGGACGCCTCTGTTTGACCTTGGCATTTACGGCGCCATGGCGTTCAGAATCAGTGACGGTACGGAAGCGGGCGTCTCCTTTAACGGGGCGAGCGTCGAGCCCGCGGCGCGCGTATTTGAGTGGGCGGGCGCAATGCCAGGCCCGGCTGCGCCTACGAAAGACCTAACGTCCCCCAGCGTCGGCGGTGGTACGTCGGTCATCACATGGGGACCGACTGACGCCCCCGGCACGGCCGACTCCGTGCCCTTGGTGTTCCTCTACACACCGTTCAACGACGCGAATGCGATCTGGACTCCTGCCAGCCCCTGGTCGGGGCAGATGGATAGGGTGCCCGGCACGGCGGCCTTCTATCGCCCCGCGCCGAACAGCGCCGTTAGTGGTTCAGTGAGTACGGGGGTCGAGATTTCGTCCTTTGGAGGCGAGGGAAGCAGCAGCGCGTGGGCCTGCCTGTGGCTCGATCCAGCGGTCCCTTCCGTGAGGATGTACGACCATGGGCTTCCGACGAGCGCGTCCGCCGGAACTGCGTACTCCGGGTCTGTGACTGCGAACAATGTTGGCGGCGCGGATGGTGAGATCACGATAAGCGTGGATGCGCTGCCTGATGGCTTGGCGCTCGGTGCTACGACTGGCACGGGGGCTGGCCCATACATCGCGACGATCACCGGTACACCTGCGTCCGCGCAGACCGTCAGCAGCACGTTTACAGCGTCGAATGGCACGCAGAGCGCGACGGTGGTGCACGAGTTCTCGGTAGCGGGAAGCGCCGCAACGTCGATCGGCGCTGGTGCGCTCGCGTTCACAGGTGCGGCGCTTGACGAGAACATCGTAGCGTCGCCCGCCATCGCGCTCGCCGCCACGTTCCCCAGCTCGCCGCACGTCGGCGATTCGGTGAATTTCGACGTGACCGCGACGCTCGTATTCGGCGCGACCGGCACGCCCACGATCACCGTGGATCAACTGCCTGCGGGCTTGAGCCTCGGCAGCACCTCGATGGTGGATGCGACGCACTACAAGGCGACCGTCTCGGGCACGCTGACCACCGCGCAGGGCATCACGAGCACTTTTGGCACGACGGGCGGCTCACCGAATGCGACACCGCTGGCGCATACGTTCAATGTGGCGGCGGCTGCAACCTCCGCCACCTTCGTCGGCGCCAATACCTTCAAGAGCACTTCAGGCAATGCCCCGCTCCCGCCGGGAGGCCAATCGGGCGACTGGCTGTTTATCGCGCCGACGACGAATGCGGTCGTGACGCTTTCGGCGCCGGCCTCGCCGTATGCCATCCCTGTTATAGGCGACTTCAACTACACGCCATCCGGCAATAACCGGCACCTTGCGGTGTGGGCCTACAAGCTGACGGCAACCGACATCACGAACGGCTACGTCGCGATCACAACGAATGCCGGCCGCTCGCAGTTGATCGTGGCTCGCAGTTCGCAGGCCACGAACCCCGTCGATGTCAGCAACACGGCTATCGCGGCCGCCACTACCCCGTCGAGCGTAACCGTGGGGTCCATCACCACGACGGTGGACGGCGCGTTGCTCTTGCTCATCGACGTGATGTCCGGAACGAGTACGACGGGCACGCTCGGAGTCGCTGGATTCACCGTCGCGCAGAGCATGAATGACGGTACTTACCACGGCGGCGCGGCCTACCTTGCACAGGGCGCGCACGGGGCGACGGGGAGCGTAACGGCCATTTTCAACAACAGTGCGTCGGGCGCAAGCGCCGCGGCCCTGATCGCGGTCAAGCCTTGAGGATTGCAGCATGAGCAAGATCACTCTCGAATCCGACATGACGGCAGGCAACTATCCCGTGCCGGCGGGCAGCATCACGCTCGACAGCGACACGCCAGCTGGTACGTACACACTGGATGACTTCGTGCCCTTCGCGGTGAAGTTTGTCGCGACGGTTGCGGCCGGGTACGTGGTGACGATTCAGGACACCTCGACCGGCACGTTGCCCACGGATGAGATGGTGATTTCGTGGTCGAATGGCAAGCCGACCGAGTGCCCCATTGGCGGCTCGGTGAGCCATACCTACCCGAACGCCTCGCAGTACATGGTGACGCAGACCCTCACACGCGCCGACGGCACCAGCGTGACCAACAAGCACCCGGTCTATCCAGGCCAGATCACGCCGCCAGCGGACACTACGCCTACACCCGTCAGTCCGCCTCCGCCGCCACCGCCAGTGACGACGTCACCACCTGTCACCACACCCCCGGCCACCAGCACGCCGCCACCCTCGCAAGGCGCACAGCCGAGCGCCACGCATGTAGCCGCCGCGATCGTCACGGATGCCGCTGGCAAGACCTGGACCGCGACCGCCAAGGTGTGCGACGACGCGACCATTGACGGCGTGTATCTATCGCTTGCCGATGCGGACGGCAACCTGCATCCGGGCCTGCGCATGCGCGCCTATGCTGACTGTTGCGACGTGGGCGCGGTGAATGGTCGCGATGCGTTCGACTACGCCGGAACGCTCACAGTCACGTATGACGGTGCGGTGGTGTTCGGCCCGGAAGCCGTGCAGTTTCCGCACGACGTTTTCAACAAGACGATTCGCTATGGAAAGCAAGCCGCGTGGCATCCGGTGGACAAGACCCTGTTCCCCAACTGGGCCGCAGGGACGCCGAACGTATGGGATATCAGCCAATACGATCTCAGTTACAACGGCCTTGGTGTGGCATCGCTTTTTGGCATGGGCTCGGGTGGCGCGCGGCCCGATATCGCGTATGTCCCGGAATGGGACGTTCCGTTCGTCGTGGCGCCATCCGGCGATACCTTTGTGGTCGTTCGCGCGGCAGCGGATCATTGCGGCGCGTGGCCGCTGTATTGCCTCGATGACAACACCGGCTTGCCGTTCGACGTAACGCAATACCCGGACGTGAACCTGTTGCCGCCGTATCAGCAGGGCGGCATCACAGCCAACCCACTGGCGATCTACAACAACGATCCGAAGGCGCAGGCCATCTCCGGATCGAAATGCAAGCCGGAGCTATCGCACCAGACGGGGTATGCGTTCGTCGCCGCAGCGGCCACCGGAACCGCGCACGACAAGTTCCACGCGGCAGTGTGGGCGAATTACGCGCTGACCGCTGGCAATCCCGACGTGCGACAGCGCAGTGGCGTAATGACACTGGCCGAACGGGCAACCGCTTGGGCATTGCGCAGCCTGTTCCTTGGTTCGCAAGTCAGTTGCATGCCGGAATACTTCGCGGCGCAACTGGAAATCAACCGCGCGATTGCCGATGCCCTGCCGAAAAATCCTTGTGGGATTCTCGGCACCTACATGCGCCCCACGGATGCGGGTTTGCATACCGGCATCGCCGTCTGGCAAGAAAACTACGACCGCATCGTGCTTGATCCGATCGCGCACAAGCTGCCGCAATGGATGCCGTTCAACCAGTACCTGGCGAGCTTCATCCCGATTGCGATGAACGCAGGGTACTGGCAACTTTCGACCATCTACGTCCTGAGCGTGCTGGAAGCCGAGGGCGGCGCGTACCTGGCCGATTATCCCGCGATGCTGCGCGCATCCTTGGTGGACTCGCTGAGCAACGCGCATTGGTCGGCCGAAGATGCCGCCGCTGCCACCGCGCCGGGTGTCACGCAAGATCAGGTCACAGCGATCATCGCCAAATACAACCCGAACGCCAAGGCTGGGGATTTCCTCAACGCCTACGTGGCACAGCCCGACAACTATTCGGCCGAGATGCGTGCAGCCTGTGCATGTGCGGTGAATGCCGGTGTTGATGGCGCGGCTGCTGCATGGGCGATATGCGAATCCGTGCCGACGAAACCGGACTTCAACAAGGGTTGGGGGTTCAACATCGTGCCGAGGCCTGCGTGATGTTGATCGCCTGGGCCAAGCATGCCGGGCTCGACTTCGCGCGCGAGGCGCTGCATCGCTGCGGCAATCTCGGCTGGCCCAACGACTACTGCTCGTGGCTGATGGCGTGCATCGCGTTTGAGAGCGGCGAAACGTTCAGCGCGGATGTCCCGAACCAAGCGGGCAGCGGGGCTGTCGGCCTGATCCAGTTCATGCCCACGACAGCGCAAGGGCTGCGCACGACCACCGGCGTGCTTGCAGGCATGAGCGCAATCGACCAGCTTGATTACGTCGAGAAGTATTTCCGCCCCTACGCGAGCCGGGTGCGGTCGCTCGCCGATATGTACATGGCGATCCTGTTGCCGAAGTACGTCGGTCAGCCCGACGATTCGGTGTTGTTTGCTGGTGGCCGCGCCTATCGCCAGAACGCCGGGCTGGACGCGAACAGCGACGGTGAGATCACCAAAGCCGAAGCCGTCGAACGTGTGCGCGAAAAACTGGCCAAGGGATGGCTGCCTGAAAACATGGGGGACATATGATCTGGGAAATACTGAAGATCGTGGGCTGTGTGGTTCTGGTCTTGGGCGGTGGCCTTTTTGGCCTGTTTGTCGTTGCCCTGATGGTGCAGATAACCAGCGGCGACAACCCATGGGAATGAACGCATGATCCCGCAACTGCTGCCGCCCGACGACCGCGCTCGCAATCGGCGACGCTGGTCATACCGGTTTTCTAGCCTGACCACGATCACGGTGATCGCTGTCGGCGCGTGGAACATGACGCCCGCCGACTGGCATCCCGTATTGCCCGAGTGGGGTAAGTACGTGGTGATGGGCATTGCGCTGGCGCTCGCGCTGGGCGCCAACGCTTCACACCTGTTCGCACAACCAAGCCTCACGGGGAGGGCTGACGGTGGAGAGGACGCCTGACATGAATGCCATTACTGCGATGGGCTCCGATACGGGCATCGCCAAGTGGCGCATTGCCATGCTCGTCATTGGAGTGCTGGTTTCGATCCTTGGGGCTGTGGGTTCCGTGTTGTTGACGCTGTTGTTGAGCACTGCAAGCACGGCCAATGCGAATGCCCTCAGGGCCACCAACATTGCGCAAGCTGAGCACGAGTACAACTTGCAACAAGATGCCAAGATCAGCCTTACGATCTCGAATCAGGCATCGATACAAGCGGCCATGACGACGTTGACCGCCAACGTTTCGGCGCTCACCTTGCAGGTCGCGCATATCAGTGACCGGCAGGACTCGCACACCGAAGCGATCAACAGCATCATCCAGCGCACAAGGCCGTCGCATTGAAGGCGCTCGCTGTCATCGTAGTGTTGGCGCTGTACGGCTGCGCTGCGCATGTCGCCCAACCATTGCCGCCGAAAGCCGTCGTGATCCTTGGCAACAAGACGGCGCCCGCAGTGTGTGACCACTCCGATGCCGACGCCGAGAAAGCGCGCGCGGACAAGTGGAAAGCCTACGCCGAGAAGTTGGAAACGCAGCTCGGCATTCCCCACGAAAACGAGGACAAGCAGCCATGATCTTCAACATCATTCAAACCGCGATCGACGTGGTGTTTTTCCTCGGTCTGATTGTGCTGGCGGCTGCGCACTTTTCTGGCCGCACGACCGGCGCGGAATTGGACGTGGTTCGCGAAACGCTCGGGTACGAAATCGACAAGCTGCGCGCTGAGGTCGATGGCGGGGCGACACCAAAATGACCGCGCTCTGGGGTTGGTTCGTCAGCACGAAGATTGGACGCTGGATCGTCGGCATTGTCGTAATGCTGGCCGCACTGGCTGCCGCACTATTCGTCGCGTTCGTCAAGGGTAAGGAACACCAGGCAGACGTCGATCAGGCCAAGGACTCGCAGTCGTTGGCGGATGCGGCTGAGCAAGTCGTGAAAGCGAGTAACGATCGAACGGAGGTCGAGAATGACAACGCAAAATTGCCGGATGCTCCGGCGCAAAAGGTGGCTGACGCTGCTCCTGATACCGCTGCTGGCGAGCTGCGGGACGATGGGTGGACGCACTAAGCCGATCTCCGATCACTGCACTGGGTGGAAGCCGGTCTTTACGTCATGCGATGACGTGCTGACGAACTCGACGGCGCTGCAGATCAAGAACCATGACGAGTACGGCGTCGCCGAGAAGTGCTGGCAAAAACCAAAACCGAACCCCAAAGCATGCAAAAAGACATCGCCACAGTCGGGCTGAGCGAAGCTGAGCAGAAGCTCGTCTACAACATCGAAGTGCTCGGCATGTCGCAATCGCGCGCGGCCGAGCTCGCCGGTATCGCTCATCCGCAGCCGGTTCTGCGTCGGCCGGAAGTCATAGATGCGCGCGAGAAGTTGCGCGCAGCGATGCAACAGCGCGCCGAAATCACCAAGGATGATGTGGTCGCGGGGATCAAGAAAGCCGTCGATCAGGCTGATCTCCTGGCTGATCCGATGGCGCAGATCGCGGGGTGGCGCGAAATTGCGAAGATGCTCGGTTATGACGCCCCTCGCGAGGTTCGCGTAACGATATCCAGCGAGGCCAATACGCGTCGGCGCCAGATCGCGCAGCTGGACGACAGCGAACTGATCGACCTTCTTGGCGCGGAAGACATCATCGACGCGGATTTCTACGAACTCAATGGGCGCTGAGCTCTTCAAGCCGCTCATTTACTGCCCCGCTTGCGGTCAGGAGCAGCTCGTAACGGGTTTTCGTCGGCTGCGCGATGCGCCGCTCCTGTACTGCGATTTTTGCCGCGGTTGCGAGACCCAATACGGTGTCCTGAAGCTCTATTCCGAGCCTAATTTCGCGCCAATCATTTCGCTGGAGGCCCGCTCACTCGTCCGCGAGGACGGAACGTACGCGTCGCAAATCGAGGAAGAGGAGCAGTCGGCTCTCCAGGTCGCTGAAAAAGAGATGGCCCGGCGGGAGCTGATGCGCCGGCGACTTATTTACTACGTCACGCAGTTCCGTCCCGACTATCTGGCGGGGTGGGTGCATCACGACATGGCGCGGCGCCTAGAAAACTTCGTCAGGCGCGTCGCGCGCAAAGAATCGCCGAGGCTCATGATGTTCTTGCCGCCGCGAACGGGCAAAAGCACGCTGGTGTCCGACGAGCTTCCCTCTTGGGTGCTCGGCCACTACCCCTCCTGGGAGATCATCTCGGCGTCGTACGCCGTTTCGTTGCCGATCGGCTTTAGCCGGCGCATCCGCGACCGCCTCGATGACAAGGCGTACCAGGCTGTGTTCCCCAAGGCGAAGGTTCGCTCCGATTCGCGCGGCGTGGAAGAGTGGTTGACGACGGAAGGCGGCCGATTCCGCGCGGCCGGCGTGGAGGGCGGTATTACAGGTACCGGCTGCCACATCCTCAATATCGACGATCCGATCAAGGACTACCAAGAGGCACAATCTGACGTCGTACGCGAGAACGCCTACAACTGGTATACCACCACGGCGCGCACACGACTCGCTCCAGGCGCCGGCGTACTGATCACGCAGACGCGGTGGCATGACGGAGATCTTGCGGGGCGCCTTTTGAGCGATCACGAGGCGCTCGTCGAGGCCGGCGTACCCGAGGACGAAATTGACCAGTGGGAAGTCGTGAGTTATCCGGCGCTGGCGGAGGCCGACGAGTACTTGTTCCCCGACGGGTTAATTCAGGTTGGGCCAGGTGAAGTCCCCGAAGGTGCGCGATTGCTGCGGCACGAGGGTGACGCGTTGCACCCCGAGCGTTATTCGGCCAAAGCGCTCCGGACCATCCGCAACACGATGCCGTCGCAGCAGTGGAACGCGCTCTACCAGCAAAACCCGGTGCCCGACGACGGCGAGTACTTCACCAGCGACATGTTCCGGTTCTACTCGGCTATGCCTGGTACGCATGACGAGTACACCTTTTTCTCAGCCTGGGACTTGGCGATCGGGCTCAAGACCCAGAACGACTGGACGGTCGGAGTCGTGGGCGCCCTAGGCGCGAATGGCGCGCTGTACGTCGTCGATATGGTGCGGGCGCGCATGAGCACGTATCCCATCGTCGAATCCATGGTGAGCATGGGCAAGAAGTGGCCCGACATGCAGGTGATGGGTATCGAAGACGGCCAGATCAAAAAGACGTTGCTGCCGCTCCTGCAGGTTGCGATGACGGACGCCAAGTCCACCTTCTCGTTCGACCACGAACTGAAGCCTGTGACGGACAAGTTGTTGCGGGCGCGACCGTTGCAGCAACGCATGCAGATGGGGCAGATCTACTTGCCGTCTGGCCAACCCTGGGCGGCCAAGGTGCAGCAGGAACTGCTGCGGTTCCCCAACGGCACCCATGATGATATCGTCGACGCATTGGCGTGGTTGGCGCGCATGGCCCTCCGGCTTTCGCCACCCGCATCCAGAATACGCCGCAAAAAACGCGCCACGAAGAGTTGGCGGAAGGAGTTGCACAAGTACACCCAAACCCCCCCAAGCGATAGTTTCATGACGGCATGAGCGACGAAGACAAGGCATACGACAACTATCGCTATTACGAGTACTGCCGCGCCAATGGGCACGATCCGTACTTGTTGCGAACGGAGACGGGACTCAATTTCTTCGTCGGCCAGCAATGGTCGATGGAAGAGCTGGCGGAGATGCGCGAGTCCAACCGGCCGGCACTGACGATCAATCAGTTTTTCCGCGACATGGACTCCATCGTCGGCGAAATGGTCTACTCGACCGGCGACGTGCGGTTTTCGCCGTCGGACGCAGGCGACGAGGACATCAGCGACGTGCTTGACAAGTTGTACTGCTCGATCACCGCGCAGAACAAGTTGGAGTACATCGAGCCACGCGTCCTGTTCATGGGGATGCTGTCGGGGCGCGGCTATTTCCGCACCCGCGTGGAGTTCGACGACCAGATGATGGGGCAGATCAAGCTCTCCGCCCCGCGTCCGCAGAACGTCGTATTGAATCCCGAGATCGACGATCCTGACCCCGACACGTGGCCCGAAGTGTTCACGACGCGCTTCGTCAATATGGACATGATCGCGCTGACATACGGTGATGCCGCGGCCAAGGAGATCGAAGGCACGCCGCAGGCCGACTGGCTCTCACCCTACGACTCCGTGGCGGAGCGCGAATTGTCGCAGCGGCTCAATGGCGGCACTTTCTACGACCCTTCGAACGGCGATCCACGACTGCTGCGCTGCCGGCGTCTGATCGAGCGCGAATATCGGACACTCAAGTACAAGGATTTCTTCGTCGACACCAGCACCGGCGACATGAGCGAGGTTCCGGAGAACTGGGATCGCGAACGCGTAGGGCGGCTCGTGCAGCTGACAGGCGTGAACGTCATCAAACGGCGCACGCAGACGATTCGCTGGACCGTGAGTTGCGACCGATTCCTTCTGCACGATGAGGACAGTCCATACAAGCACTTCACAGTCGTGCCGTTTTTTCCGTACTTCATCGACGGCTACACGATGGGGCTCGGTGATCAATTGGTCGACTTGCAGCGCTTCACCAACAAGCTGTATTCACAGGAGCTCCACATCCTCAATTCCGCTGCCAACAGCGGCTGGAAAGTCCAGCAAAACTCCCTGAAGAACATGACCGAGGAGGAGCTGGAGCAACGTGGTGCGAAGACCGGAATCGTGGCCGTGCTTGACGACGTGGAGCATCTGCAGCGTATCGAGCCTGGGGAGCTGCCCTCCGGTCACGACCATCTCGCGCAGACCATCGACGGGAAATTCCACCAGATCTCCGGGTACACCGAGGCCATGCAGGGCGCGGCGTCCACCGAGGCGACGGGCAAAGCCCTGGACTTCCGCGCCGCGCGCGGCTCGGTGAACCTGGCGACGGCTTACAAGGCGCTGTACTTCACCAAGACGCTGATCGCCGAACACATACGCGATTTGGCGCAAACGTTCTACACCGAGACGCGCCTGCTGCGGTATACCAACGGTGTCACGAACGAATCCGGCGTCATGACGATCAATCAGCCGACGCCGGAAGGCCGAATGCTGAATGACGTCACGACAGGGAAGTACGACGCGACCGTTGTGCCGGCGCCATCGCGCGACACGGTGCAACAGACAACCTTCGCGCAGCTCAAGGAAATGCGCCAAGACCTTGGCATGATGATCCCGGACGAAGTGCTGCTGCAGTACAGCTCGATCCCGCAGAAGTCCGCGGTGATCCAGGCCGTGAAGGAAGCGCAGGGCGACCAGAACGCGCAGCAACAGCAGCAGGCGCTGCAGCAGGCGCTCATGCAGGCCGAGCTGGCCGCGAAGCAGGCGTCCAGTGTCAACTCTGCCGCGCAGGCGGATCTCGCGCACGCACGCGCCGCCAAGGCGCTCGCCGATGCACGCAACGATCCGGCCGGTCAACGCATCGCGCTGGACCAGAATCGACTACTACTGGAACACGCCCGCGACATGACGCGCATCGCGCACGATAGGCAAAAGTCCGACAAGGATACCGCGCTGTCCTTGACGGATATGGAGCTGCAGCATCGCCGTGAGATGGCGAAGATGCAGCAAGAGGCGAGCGCACAACCCGACGAAGCAGCCACGTAGAGGTAGTCATGGCAAAGGAGGCAGTAGTTGACGACGTACTCGATCACGATGCAGGCGAGAACCTGACTGACCGTGGCGACGAGCTGGTCGTAGAGGAAACCGGCGATGAGGGTGCCACACCCGAGGCAGGGGCGAAGAAAGACGAGGAAACCAGCGATGAAAAAGGCAAAGAAGGCGCCGACGAAAAGACCGCCGACGAAAAAGGGAAGGATGAAGTAGAGAAGGACGTCCCCAACCCCATGGTGCCGCGCGCGCGACTCACGGAGTCGCAGCGCAAGCGCAAGGAAGCCGAAGCGCGTGCCGTCGCCCTCGAAGAGGAGCTGCGGGAACTGCGCGACCAAGGCGGCCACGGCAAGGCGTTCAAGGAGTTCACCGAAAAAGTTGACAAGCTGTACGAGGACGTCGAAGTCGCGCGCGCCGAGGGCGAATACAAGAAAGCTGCCAAGCTCCAGCGCGAGCTGGATCAGATGCGCGATAGTTCCAACAAGGCGCAGACGGAGTACATCGCGCAGCAGCGTGCGGTACAGGCGCAACACCTGGCTGCCTACGAAGCCGTTGTGGACCAAGTCGAGTTGTTGGTGCCCGAACTGAACCCCAAGCACGAGGAGTTCAGCGACGACCTGCTGGCGGACGTGTCCGCGATCCGCGACGGTTACGAGGCGCGAGGCGTGGCTCCGGCCGCGGCGTTGAAGCGCGCCCTCAAGTACGTACTCGGCCGTGACATTTTCGACGAGAAGAGCATGCGTCGTGAGTCGATCCCCGAGAAACGCAAGACCGACGTGAAGGCCAACGTCGAGGCGGCGAAGAAGCAACCGCCGGACACCGACAAGTCGGCGCCCACGGAAAAAGCGCTCTCGATCGATGTATCCAAGTTGAGCGACGAGGAGTTCGACAAATTGCCGGAGGCGACCAAGAAGCGGCTCCGCGGAGATTTTGTCGGCTGACCCCCCTTGCAAACACGACTCGAATTGCATAAGTTCGAGTCGTGTTTGCGATTTCGCCGCATCGTCGGGCGTAAAACGACGATCGTTCTGATCACGTCACGGTCATCTCGCCCGCGCTGTTGGGCGTAAAGCAAGCAGCTGGCCCTCGGCGCCATCAATGCCGATTCCGCTGAAGTCCCAGAGCGTCAACGTGGGGCGACCTCAGTTTGCCCGCTCAAGGGCAGGAATCGGCAATGCTTACCAATTTTTCCAAGCTCACCACTGAGCAGCTGACCCTCTGGTCTCGTGACCTGTGGCACGCCGCTCGCAACGTTTCGTTCCTCAACGCGTTCGCGGGCAGCGGCCCCGGCGCGATGGTGCAACGTATCACCGAGTTGAAGAAGGGCAACAAAGGTGCCCGTGCCGTTATCACCCTGGTCCAAGACCTGCAAGGTGACGGTGTTGTCGGCGACAACCAGCTCGAAGGCAACGAAGAGGCGATGAACTCGGCTGACCAGGTCATCAACATCGACCAGATCCGCCACGCCAATCGTCTCGAAGGGCGCATGGCCGACCAACGTTCGGTCGTGACCTTCCGCAACAACTCCAAGAACGCCCTGCAGTACTGGCTCGCCAACAGCATGGACGAGTTGGGGTTCCTGACGTTGTCGGGTGTCGCATACGCCCAGCACTCCAACGGCGCGCCGCGCATCGGCTCGCAATGGCCGCAGCTTGACTTCGCCGCGGACATTTCGGCGCCGACTGCCAACCGGCATTTCCGCTGGGACGGAACCAACAAGGTACTCGCTGCGGCCAACACGACCAGCATCGCGGCTGCCGATACCCCGAGCTGGAAGATGCTGGTACAGCTGAAGGCAAAGGCCGTCAGCACCTACGTGAAGCCGCTGCGCGGCGAGAACGGTGTCCAGGGCTACAACGTCTTCATGTCCCCGCAGGGCATCGCGGCGCTGAAGCAGGACCCGGACTTCATGGAGGTCTGGAAGTTGGCGATGCAGCGCGGTGGTTCCAACCCGTTGTTCAAGGGTACCAACCTCGGCGGCACCGACGGCATCTACATCGACGGCATGAACATCCTGGAGTACCGGCACGTCTTCAACACGACGGGCGCGGCCTCGGGTTCGAAGTGGGGTAGCTCCGGTACCACCGACGGCCAGCGCGTGCTGCTGTGCGGTGCGCAGGCGCTCGGTTTCGCCGACATCGGCTTGCCGATGTGGGTCGAGAAAGACTTCGACTACGACAACAGCCCCGGCATCTCCGCCGCGAAGATCATCGGGTTCAAGAAGCCAGTGTTTCCGTCGATCTACACCGGCACCACCGAGGATTTCGGTGTGATCAGCGTCGACACCGCGATCTAAGAGGACTGAACCATGACTGCTCGAATCGAAGACAGCCGGCAGTGGGGCTTGCATGCGACGGTGCATTTCACCGCTGCGGACATCGCCAATGGTGTGCAGATGGCGCTGCAGCCAGGGGCGATGCTCCTCGGCGGCGATCTGGCCATCACCACTGTGTTCAACGGCACCACCCCGGTACTCACCGCCGTCGACAGCAGCGGCACGCCGATCTCCATTTTCGGCAGTGTCGCAGCGACGGCCCTCGGCCACACCGGCATTGCCGCCGGCGCGGGCACGTATTACCCGCAGGGCGGCACGGTGACTTTTGCAGTAAGCGGCGCGCCCACACAGGGCGAGGCCGTGTTTGACCTGCGTTACGTGGTTGTCGGACGTACCAACGAGACGTACGGCAACTGATTGTCCCTGGCGTGGCTGCCGGGCGAGGGGGTGTGGGAGCGATCTCCACCCCCTTGTTTTGATGGCCGCGTCTTTTCACAGCAGCCACGAGAGGACGATATGCCTGTACTGATGAAATGCTCGCGTCACTTCACTCTGCGAACGAAGCAGGGTCATTGCATCCGGTTCACGCCGGACACGCCGGTTTCGGTGCCGGACGAGGTCGTATCCGAGGCTATGGGGTTCAACATCCTGCCGCTTGACGGACAGGATGGCATGGTCAACGAGGCTAACGACGCTTCACCGCAGAAGGTCGTCGTGACGGGGATCTTGCGCGACGCCTTGGCGTTGCGCTGCATCGACGACATCGTGAAGATGAATGATGTCGAGCAGTTCGACGGCGGCGGCCGGCCAAAGGTAGCCGCGATCAACGCGGCGACTGGGCTGTCGCTGACCTCCAGCGAACGCAACACCTACTGGGACCGGTACCGCCAGATCAAGAGCGAGGGAGAGCAACTTCCTGCGCACAAGGCGCTCGCAACGGTGTTGGAAGTCCAGTCGCTCAATACGCCAAGCGGCGTCAAGGAATATGCCGAAGCGCTGGGCGTCGCCCCGGACGCGATCCTCGGCCGTTCCCTCGCGGCCCAGAAGCAGACACTTCTGAACGCCGCCATCAAGAGCGCCTGACGGTCCGATGGCCCTCATCACGTCCGACGATGTCACCAACCGGTTCCGCAGCGATGTAGACGATCCGCTGCGCGGCCCGGTCGACACGCCGGACGCGGATGCATTGTGGAAGATCGATGAGGTCAATGATTACCTCGCCGACGCGGTCGAATACGTTGCGCGAAAAACGCTGGTGCAATTCCAGACGTTTGAGCTGCCCGTTACGGCAAACCAGCCCCTGGTGCCGCTGCAGGGGTCTACGACGGTGCTGGACATTGAGCATGCGTACCTGCAGGGCGCAAACCGCTATCTGCAGCCGCGCAACACAGACGGCGGCTTCAGTTACCACGACGACTACAACTCGCCGTTCATCCTGTTCAGCACCAAGTGGGAACAACAGACGGGCTCGCCGCGGTTCTATCTGCGCGATTACAAGCCGGGCAACCTGCGGCTGGTGCCAATCCCGGTGGCGAACGACACCCTGACCCTCACCGCGAGCACGATCCCCGCGTTCGCGCCAGGTTCGCCGTTGCCGTTCACGACGCGCGAGGACAAGCACCTTGTCGTTCTGTGGATGAAGAAGCTGGCGTACGCCAAGCACGATTCCGATACCTACGATTCGAAGCGGTCTGAGCAGTTCGAGTCCGAGTTTTACCGACTCGCCGAGGACCGGAAGTACGAAGCGAAGCGGATGCGGCGTTCGGTTCAGCCTGCGCAGTTCTCTTGGTGACGCCATGGCGGACAAGACCGTTCCGATCAGCTTCGCGAAGGGCCTCGCAAACCGGCAGGCTGAAACCAAGCTGCCGCCCGGCTACGCGCGCGCGGCGGTAAACGTCGACATCTCAAATGACGGTGTCGTCTCACGGCGCGAAGGGTACACGCTGTTCGCGGCGCTCCCCGGAGCCCATTCGTTGTGGTCGCATCCGGGCTTTATGTACGCGCTTGTCGCCGCGGGCGACAAGCTCTACAGCTTGACTGCGGAGGGCGTTCTGGAGCAGGCGGCCAGCGGGCTCTCCGGAGGCGACGTGCATTACTGCATGACGCCGATCGGCGTTTATTGGTCCGACGGCAACGTGTGCGGAAAAGTCACGCTCGCCGGCGACGCGCGCGCGTGGGGGGTTGAAACCCCGTCCAATATCGCAGTTGCGGCGCTGTCCGCGGGCGGCATGGATGCAGGGGCATACTCGGTCTCCGCGACGTTCGTTAATTCTGACGGCGAAGAGGGGGGCGCCACGGCGCTCAAGTCAGTGGACGTCTTGGCCGGCGGCGGCATTACGGTCAGCGTACCTACCGCTGTCGACTTCAACGTTACCGAAGTGCGCGTGTATGTGACGACCGCCAACGGCCAGGAGCTGCAATACGCGGGGTCAGTTGTTCCGGGCTCGACGTACATGGTGGTGGCGACGCCACGCGGGCGTCGCCTGGATACCAATTTCATGCGACCGGTGCCACCGATGCGCTATCCGCAGCTAAAGCACGGACGGCTCATCGGCGCAGTCGACCGCCGGCTCGTATGGTCTGAGCCCATGCGGTACGGTCTGTACCGGTACGCGACGAATTTTGCGTCGCTGCCAGCAACGATCACGATGGTCGCGGCTGCGGACGCGACGGCATTTTTGATGTACATCGGTACGGATGCGCGTGCGTACAAATTCGAAGGCGAGTCGTTGGAACAAGCGACGTTGACGGTGCTCGCGCACATCGGAGTCGTGCCGGGATCGATGGCGATGGTGTCTCCAGACGCGCTGGCGATCGAAGGCGTCACGACGTGGTCACCCGTTTGGGTCGACAAAACGGGTGTTCCTACAGCAGGCGTGCAAGGAACGGCTGTGCCGCTGCATACCAAATTCGCGTATCCGCAATTCGCCGCGATGGCGGCGACGTTCTTCCAGAAAGACGGCGATAGCCGGTACATCGCGGCGGGCCGCGGCAGCCGGCCGTCGGTCTTGACCGTAGGTGATTACGTCACTGCCAAAGTCATAGACGCGGGCGGAGGCACGATGTGAGTCAGGAACAGGGAGAAGAGCGCCGGCGTTACGACGTTTGTAGTACTTGCGAGTACAAGAAAGTGCTGCCGTTGGTACGTGTAGAAATCTGCGGGGAGTGCGGGTGCCCCATCAAGAGCAAGGTTCGTTCCACCCGCGGGCACTGTCCGAAAAACAAATGGTGACTGACATGCAACTTTCCGCGATCCTCCGCAAGGAGCTGGCCCAGGCGCTCGATACCTTCAAGTACGAGCTGTCGCCCCAAGGTGTGTATCTTCCCGGCGCCAACGTAACTGTCGGCGGCGTATTCGGCATCAAGGTCGACGACGGCCCGATGCACTGGGGCGACAACGCCGCTGCCAACGAAGGCATCAACTTGATGTTGGCCGCTGCATTCGTGCAAGGCGCGCAGCCGACCCCGTGGTACCTCGCACCGTTCACGAACAACGTGACGCCGACCAGTACGCTGACCGCAGCGACGTTCGCATCCGTACAGGGCGAATACACCGGCTACAGCGAATCCGCCCGGCAGGTATGGACGCCCGACGCGTCTCCGACGGCTCAGGTCGTGCAAAACGTCGTCGCGCCCGCCGTGTTTACCGTCGCCGGTTCGCCCGCCACGCTCCTCGGCGCCGGGCTTTTGACAGCATCTGCCAAAGGCGCCACCACGGGATCGCTCGGCGCCGCAGGGCTGTTCGGTGTGAGCAACACGCTCAACGTCGGCAGCAAGATAACTGTCGAGTACGTACTGACAGTGTCCGCGGCGTGACATGGCGAACGGTCCCGGCGACAGCCAGGTAATCGCTTCAGATGGCGCGACTTCGTGGCATCTGGCGACTGCGCGGAGGTTGCTGTCGACAGTAGAGGAAGCCGCGGCGTTCGCGGGACTCAAGACGTACAAGATGCGGCGCAAGATGGCGGATGGCACGACCATCGAAGCGCAAATCAACAACGGCACGAAGCGCGTAGTTGTCGACGTACCCAAGGCTGCGCCGCCCGAGACGCCGCAACTGCTTGCCGACTTGTGGGTACCGCGTGGGTTCGTGGTGTATCCAGCCTGGACGGACGCGACGTTCGGGGTCGGCTTGCCCATTGTCGCCGACGGCGACGATCCACAGGCCAAGACCAATCTGTCACCGGGGCTTGCGCGCAAGCGCTGGACCGCGGGGGGGCCATGTGGCGAAGTGCTGTTGAGCCCGGACGAGAACGCGGGGTACCCGCGCGAGACGGAGATCCCGACGCCTTTGATGTTCGAAGTCAAAGGCGGTCCCACGCTGCTGGACACGCAGGCCAACCCGGACTCGCGCGCTCCGAAGACGTGGGGCGCATGGCGGCTGGAACTGACTCCGTTTGTGCATCACTACTCGCAGGATAGCGCCGAAGTTGAACTGGCACTTCTGGACGCAGTGAACGATGCACGTCCAGACGGCGCCAGCAAGTTCGTGCAAGGACTCCGCGGCTATGCGCGCGTGGCTGAGATTGCGACCACGATTTTTTTCACTGCCGGTACCGTGCAGGACAGCAGCTCCTTGTACCCAACGACCTACCGTACGGCGGCCGAGCGAACAAGCAAGGAGGGCTACGCGAGTGACTTCGCAGGTGCAACGTTTCCGGCTTTTGATCGCACCGCGATGTTTCAGACGGTAGAAGGCCGCTCGATTGGCACTACAGCCACCCAGTTCGTGCAGGCGTGGACTCAGACTGACGGTAATCCGGTTACTACCTTTTCCGGTAAGTGCGCTCTGCTTGACACGGGCTATCGTGGCGGATTCATGGTCGCCACCTTTACGGCGCGCGATCGTTGGATCGAGGCGGGCAACGCGAACTGGCAGGGCAAGGATGCGGATCTGCCACCGATAAGCTGGCACAACTTCGCCAGCCTGAACTTGGCATGGGAAACATTCCCGTGCCAGTGGGACTATGCCAATCAGGCGACGCTCCCGCTGTTGCCCACGGGGACTTTCACGGCTACGAACGGGGACTGCTGGTTGAAGTATCGGCGCAATACGACCAGTGATCCTGCGCTGTACGACCTTGCGATGGGGCGACACATTTACTGCCGCGGACGATCCATTGCGCTGGCGCCCAACGGCGGCCTCGTATGGGGTGCGTGCGTTCACACATACAAGGACCAGAACGATCGGTCCATCGACCGCCTGATCACGCTGGTACACCATCCAGAAGATCAACCCACCGATACGCAGACCGAGGGGTTTACGCGTTACCTGCGCGTATGGTGGTGCGACGTGCCCCGCAAGCGCGGGTTGCGTTTGGCGCCCGAGAACACGATCTGTGGTACCGATACCACGGACACATGGGCATGGCGAGGGGGCGATCAGATCGATCTTGGATCGATGCCGGCGCCGAGCGCGGGTTGGACGTCGGGCTCAGCCAGCGCCAATTCGCTGAAGTACAACTCGGTATGGCGATTCAGCCGGGACGGCTCGCGTGCCGTTTGCCTGCGGGATTACGGCTCGCAGGTCGACTATTCCACGTACCTCAACGGCATGTTGTTCATCACCCTGACGGGGCACGTGTCGCGGGCCGTGGAGTTGGTGTTCTCGATCGGCCAGGCGTCCGACGGCGCGCCCCCTGCACTGGAAACGCAAACCACCTTCCACGACTACACCGCGGGGGCGACCGCTGATGTCAAGGCGATCGGTACGTCGGTCCCGGATTCGAACGACGTTTGGGCCTACCCATTTCAAGAAACCTTCGCATCGCCGCTGGCGGTCGACTATGACGATCAGAATCGGCTGATCTACGCGTACGGCGCCGACGCGACGGTGGGCCAAGGCGTGGTGTTCTACGCGTCTACAACCGTCGCGAACGGCGCGTACAGGTACTATTCGACGTATGCCAATTACACCTATTTCGGTACCGGCGATGCAACGGTCGCGCATCTGTCGGACCTCGCGAACCGGGTATTGGTTGGGTGCGAACTGCAGACGGGAAGCCTGAATCAACGCCCAGACCAGGCGTTGGTCCTGGACGTTTTGAGCGCGACCTTCGCAGTCAAGCTGTTTCGTCCGCGGTTTTCCGCGCCCTCGAATGACGGTAGTACGACCGTGTCGTTGGCGGCCGGTTTTCCGTGCCAGAACTTCACGACCAACGATGTGTGCGGCGTGATGCTGATGCGCGAAGGTGTCGTGCAATCCACGGAGTGGTATCCGAATCCGGACGGCGCTATCTGGTACCTGGATTATCCCTGCGGACTGGCAGGCGGTTCGACTCTCGCGTTTGCGTACTTGCCGCTCGCGGCGAGCGCTCAGGTGCAAGGAATGTTCGCCGAGCGTTTCGGCGAGCACGTGTTCGGCTACCAAGTGTCGCCGCAGCCAGAAGCCACCTTTTACTTCTCGGCCGAGCCTTCCGATACGGATTGCGGCTGCGAGAGCAAGTTGAGCGATATCGGTAGCAGTACCAGCGGTACGGCCGCGCAGTTGCTTCCCCGCGGCGGCAAAGCGTTTTCGAGCGTGTCGCTGCCCGACGGCGATTGGATGATGTTCGCGAAGGTGGCATGAAATGATCCATTTCAGTGTGTATCTCAAGAACGCATGGCTGGTCAACGACCGCCTGCTGAATCTATTGAACCTGGCCACGATCTACGTGTTTTCAGGACCAGTGCCCGCGGACGCGGATGCTGCCATAGACGGTACCTGTGTCTCATTGGTGACCGTCAAGAACGGAAGTACCGGCGTGTCGTTCGACACTACAGTTGTCAACGGCGTGCTGCAGAAAAATACCTCCGAGACCTGGAGCGGTACGGCGGTCGCCAGCGGCACCGCGACGTTCTATCGTCTCTGCGTAGGATCAGATACGGGGCAAGCGGTATCGGCGACAGGCAATTACAGGGTGCAGGGCACCGTGGGCATCGACGCCACGTTCGATCTGACAGCAAGTAATACTGCGCTCGTCAGCGGCGACACGTTCTCCATCAATTCCTACCAGTTGGCGATCGGTCAGTAATGGCAGCCATAACTGCTACCGGCAGCGGCACGATCCCGTTGGTCACTGGCTCCAGCCAGGGGCCGATCCTTGGGAGCGTTACCGACGGCTTGCAGGTGGCAACGTCGCAGGAAGCTACCTGGACGCATGTCCTGGCGGACGCGCTGGAGACGGGTGATGGGGTATCTGCGCTTCTGCGGGCGCTGCAAACGATCAACGACGAACTGGCGTTCGCGGACGCCACTTTGGCGCTGTACCGCGCGCTGATCAGCGACACATTCTCACTGAGCGGCGCCCCAAGCGGAGCTGCGCAGTACGCCCGCACCGTCATCGACGCGCTAAAACTCCATGGTGCGTTTTCGCAGACTGTGGATTCGCGCGTCGCCATCACGATGGCGCTTGCTATCCACGACGCGATCGTTGCAGCGCAACGAGGCACCATCACTTCCAGCATGGACATCGCGGCTGCGATCGAAGCAACGGCGCTGCATATCGCCGAGCTGTTCGACAGTTGGTCCGTGACGGACGTGACGACTCCACGCGCGTTGTTGTTCGGCTTCGTCAGCGACGGGGTGGCACTCGCCGATACGGTGTCTTTCACGGCGCAGATCCGGCAGGCGATCGCCGATGGCATGCAGCTCGGCGTAACCATATACTCGGACCAGGACACGTGGTCGGCGTTCGTGATGACGACGCAGACGCGCGCCGTAAGCCAGTATGTAGATTACGCATTCAACAGCTTCGCCCAGATCAACGAATCGTTGTATGGGGCGGGTCCCGCCGGCGTGTACATCCTCGAAGGGGACACGGACGCCGGCAGCGCGATTTATGCCAAGGTCCGCACAGGGTTGTTGGACTTTGGCGCGCGCCAACTGAAGCGCATGGACCGCGCTTATCTCGGCTACACCTCGGATGGCACGTTGTGCCTGCGCGTCTGCACGACGTCACCAGAGGGCGCCAAAGTCGAGTACAGCTACAAGATGGTTGCCAAGCCGGCCAGTGCGCCGCGCGAGAACCGCGTGCAGATCGGCCGTGGCACCCAGGCTGTTTACTGGCAGTTCGAGCTGGACAACAGCGCGGACGCCAGCCGTTTCGAACTGCACGACGTCGTCGTGTTGCCCATGCTGCTTAGCCGGAGAGTCTGATGACCGCACCGCTCGTCTATCCGCTTGGCACCGAGGACGCGTTCGGCATCGTCAACAACGCGTACGGCAAGTGGTCGCAGATCGCCCTGCAGGCGTTTGCGCAGGCGCAGCAGTTGGTGGGCACACTGACGGACGTACCGATTACGCCCGTCACGTTCGACGCCACATTCGACCCGCAGCTCGCGCTCCCCGGATTCGTCGCACCCACAGCGCCGCAAGTACCGACGGCTGCGCTCCAGTTCAACTCGCCGCCGCTGCCCGTGCAGCCGCCTTCGCTCGACGCTCCTGCTATCTCGACGACTGCGGCACCTACGTTTGATGTCGCAGCGCCCGTCTACATGCCGCCAGCGGTGCCGCAGCTCGCGACGCTTACCGCTCCAGGTGCTGCGCCGACGTTGGTAGACCCGACGCTTCCGGTAGCGCCCGACTACGTACTGCCTGAGATCCCCGCACTGGATGCGTTGCCGGTTCCGGACATGCCGACGTTGGACATTCCGACGTTCGACGAACTGGCTCCAGTGTTCAGCGCGGTCGCGCCGGACGAGAATTTCTCGTTCGCCCCCGAACCGTATGTCGACAGCCTGCTCGACAAGACGAAGTCCACGCTGTCGGCCATGATGGATGGCGACTTCGTGCTGCCGCAGGCCGTGGCAACTGCCCTGCGCAACCGTGCGTTTGAAGCGGCCAACCGCGAAGAGGCCCGGGCCGTCGACCAGACTTACGCGGAGTTCGGCTCCCGTGGTTTCGACGAGCCGCCTGGCTTGCTGATCGATCGGATCGCCATCGCGCACGACAAGGCGCAACTGACGCGCGCGGGCACGAACCGCGACGTGTACGTGCAGGATCAGCAGGTCGCAATTGAGAACCTGCGCGCCGCCGTCTCCGGCGGCATCCAGCTCGAAGGTCAGTTGATCCAGCTGCATGTCTCCGAAACGGAAATGCAGTTCAACGCGGCCAAGTTCGCGCTCGACGTCGCGGTGCAGATCTTCCAAACCCGGCTTGCCGAATACAACGCCGAGGTGCAGGCGTACGGAGTCAAGGCCGCGGTGTTCCGCGACCGCATCCAGGCCGCGCTTGCACAGGCCGAGGTATATCGCATCGAGATCGAAGCGCTGCGCATCCGCGGCGAGTTGAACATGCAGAAGGTTCAGCTCTACACCGCGCAGCTGCAGGGCATCAATACGATGGTCGAGGTCTATCGCGCACAGGTCGCGGCGACTGAATCGATCAGTCGCATCAACGTATCGAAGGTGGAAGCCTATAGTGCTGAGGTTGGTGCGTTTCGCGCGCAGATCGAAGCGCAGACTTCTCAGTGGCAGGGTTACAAGGCGCAGACCGACGCGCAACTTGGCGTCGTGCAGTTCTACGACACCTCGGCCCGTGCTTTCGGCTCGCGCGTGCAAGCGTGGTCGATGGGTGAAGAGACCAAAGTGCACGCGGCACAGCTCAAGATCGAACAGAACAAGATGGCGCTCGACGCATGGCGCGGGAAGGTCCAACTGTTCGAAGAGCAACTCAAAGCCGAGATGGCGCGCGTCGGTGCGGTGAAAGACGCACTGCAAGCGCAGGTCGAGGTTTACAAGGGCCAAGTCGGCACGGCTGTCGCCGCGGGCGAGTACGACAATCGCCGTTTCCAACTCAATCTGGCGCAGGAGCAGGCCATCGTTGAAACCTCGCTCAAGCGCTCGGAAGCGTCGTTCGAACAACTGCGCTACATCACAACCGTGATGATCGAGATCAAGAAGACCCTCGCCCTCGTGCAGTCGCAACTCGCCGCGTCCGCGATGAACGCGGTGCACATCGGCGCCACGGCCAGCAGCTCGGGCAGCCAGTCGGTCAGCTGGAGCACTGGTGTCAGTATCAGCGAATCCGGGGAGGACTTCTGATGAACTGGGAATCCTGGTGGGCGCCTATCCAGCGCCAGCAACAGACACAGGTAGTGCAGGCGGGGCTGCGCCGCGTACAGGCTGCGCAGAACGCGCCTTACGGTTCGCTCGCGCAGCAGTGGAACCCGAACAACTATGGGTCCGTCGAAAGCCGCGACATGCCGGGCGTGTTCGGGCCGCAAGGGCTCTCGAATCCCGAATACCAGCAGCAGCTCAAGCAGCAGCAGTTCCAACAGCATCTGCAGCAGAAAGCCGCGGTGAGCCTGCAACTGGACGCGATGAAACGCCGTATGGCGATGCAGAACGGCGGAACGCCCAACTACAACTTCATGTCGTCGGTGTTCGACGACGGAGATGATGACGATGGCCTTTGATCCGAACTTGCCGAACGATACGAAGCGGGGGTTGAAGAACCGCCCGGCGCCGAGCTTGTACGACAGTTTCAATAACTGGGCTGGTTCGATGATCAACAAGAATGCGCCGCCTGGTGAGTCGGCAGCTTCAGCGTCGCAGTTTGGCCCCCAAGCCGTAGCTAATTTCGCGGCTACGGGTGCGACGTCGAAACCAGCGGCAACCGTCGCGGCGCCCGCTCCAAACAGCCAGGTCGAGCTCGATCCTTCAGACGCCGGATATCCGCACGGTGAGATCCAGGGTAACGGCTTGAAAGCGCTACCCCAAGGCGTCGTTCGCAGCTCGATCCCTGGCGTTTACATCGCGCGCGGCAAGGACGGATCGTTCATGGCGTCGAACGTCATGGGCGCTGCGGGCGCGCCGGATTTTGGCGGCGGCGCGGCGGCGAACGCGGCAGCTGCCGGCGTCAAGAGCCTGCGGCGTCCAGGGGGCACGTCCTACGACCCCCGCATGGCGATCACCGACGCCGAGGGCTACACCATGGCGCCGGGCGCACAAGGCGGCGCGTACGATCCCAATGCCGGCGTCGTCGACGCGAGCGGCGCAGGTTCGCTGCTGGGTGCTGCGAGCGGTCCACACGCGGGGTTCACCTACGCGCAGAACAGCCTGCGGATGAACCCTGCCGACATGATCACCGCAGCGGGCATCAATCCCGAGGCGGCTCAAGACGCGAAGCGCCAACTGATCGCGGCGATGAACAACGATCCGAATTCGACGAACCCCGAAGTGCAGGCGGCAAACCGTGCAGCGCTCGCGCAGCTGCAAGGTAACGAACAGGACGTCCGCCAGCAGTACTTTGGCGGTAACGGCAGCATGTACGGCGCGATGGGAGGTGTCGGAGGTACCGGTGCAGCAGGCGGTCGCGGTATCGGCCTCAAAGACGTGCTCATGAATCGATACCGCAACGCGAACCTTGCGGAACGTACGCAACGCGACCAAGCCACCGATCAATACCGGGAGCAGATGGCTGATCGTGCTGATCGCGCAGAAGCACGGCAAGGCGCGCAGTACTTCATGACGAACTACCAGAACGCCGAGAACAAGCTGCCCGGTAGTGGAGATTCCCTTATCGCGCAAACGACGCCCCAAGGACTGTCACCCGACGAGTTCAAGAAATGGGTCACTACGAACCCGGCAGGGCAGGCGTGGAGCACAGCGTTGAAGCAATCCATGCAGCGCGGTGCCGCACAGTCGCTCAAAACACCGTTCGACATTCCGATAGAGTGGGGGGACAAGGCGAACTTGGCGAGCAACGTCAACTTCGGCAACATGAAGCTCGACAAGAACGGCGACTTCGCTGGTTTCTACGACAACAGCGATGCCCCGACTAACGAGTACCCGAGGCGCAGTGGTTTGTGGGGGTCGCCGAACTACAACGAAGCGCTTCTTCGTACTATCTCGCCTGCGTACTGGAAGGTGCTGCAGCAGATCGGCTTGCACCGCTCGCAGCCCGCGTCCGGCGGATAGTCCAGAAGAGGCCGCCGATGACGATCGCAGCGAACACAATTATGGGTACAGGTGTCGCATCCAGGCCGCCAACGCTTCCGAGACCGGCGGACACGACTACTGCGATAACAACGGTCGCGAGCAGCTGCGCAATCCTTGACCGGGGTATCCATCGGCGGATTGACTGCTCCGTGTTCTCTGCCGCTAGCTCCTGCGCACGTAGTGCGATGTACTTCGCCTGTCGTGCGCCGTTGTCGGCGTTAGGCATGTCGGCGTTGACTTTGATCCACAGGGCGCTGTCCAAGTGGCCCGCGGTCACCTCGGCTGCAGCCGCTTCGTAGTAAGACTTATGCGTCATGGCACTCCCTCCCACACGACGTGCGGACTGTAGCACGAAAGGAGCATGGCTTATTCACCGGATGACCCGAACCTGCTGCTGGCACCGCCGGGCCTACGTCGTCCAGGGCTCGTGCCGTTGCCGCAGTCCCCGGCGCTCTTGCAGCCGCCTCCGGACACGCTGCGCCGGCTGAGTCCGCCTCCGGTACCTCCGCAGGCCGACGCTGACCTGGATCAGGCCGCTGTGCAAGCAGCGCAGCAACAGGCCGCGCGGCAAGAGTACGGCCAGGATCATCCTTTCCTCTCGGGCCTCGCTTCCGGCTGGCAAGGACTGAAGGCCAGTGGCCACGGCATCGCCGGGCTCGCAAAAGGCGCTGTTGGCGACACAGCCGGCGAGCGCGCGAGCCTGCAGGCGATGCAGACCGACCAGGCACAGGCAGCGGACTACGACTCCGGCAGTCCCGACAGTTTGCACAAGATCAACGGCGTGGGCGACGCGTTCACCTGGGCCGAACACCAGCTGGGCGCTGCGATCCCTGGTATCGCGGCGACCGTGCTCCCCGCCATCGCGACGGGTGGCGTTGGCGGCCTTGTAAGTGGTGGACTGCGCCGCGCGGCGCTCGCAGGATTGGCCCGCGAGGCCGGCGAGGCGGCGATCGCGCGCGAAGGCACTGCGCTCGGCGCGGACGCGGCAGCCGGCCAAGCCGCGCGCAACGTCGCGGCACGCGCGGGCACCAACATCGCCGAGAGCGCGACGCCCGAGGAAGCCGCCAGCATGGCGACGGATGCCGTCGCACAGCAGCAACTGCCGCGCTTGCAGCAGATCGCGAACAAGGTGTCGCCGGCAAGCACGCCGCCCGCCGAAATCGGCCAGCAGGCAGGCGCCGTGGCGGGCGGTACCTATCTCGCGGGCGCACCGGCGGCATCGAACGTCGATCCGAACGCGTCGGACGCCGATCTCCAGACGCAGTCCCGGCAGGCGTTGGCCGGCGCGGTTGGCGAAGGCGCGCTGATGGCGGTGCCGGGGCTCGCGCTGATGCGACGCTACGGCGTCGGCGCGGCGGCGGAGAAGGCCCTGGCCGAGAAAATGTCCAAGCCGTTGTGGCGGCGCATGCTGCAGGAAGGCGGCGAGCAGGCGGCGATCGGCGGGTTGATCGCGCCGGCAACGGTCGCGGCCAACCACGTCGTGCACAACTGGATCACCGGCAAGGGTCTCACCGACGGCTTGGTGTCGCCCGACGCACTGTCCGAGTATCTCAACAGCGCCGCCAGCGGCGCGGTCGCGGGCGCCGTACTGGGTGCGCCGGCCGGTGCGCGGTTCAGCGACATCAAGCTGCCGTCGTTCGGCGCGAAGGGCAAGCTCTGGCGCCTGTCGCAACGCATCGGCAAAGCACAAGAGAACGCCGCGCCCAAGCCCGGCGAAGAGGTCAACCTCGACGGTACCGCCAAGACCGGCGACGCCGGTGCGATCTTCAACCAGCGGCTCGACCAGATTCAGCGTGCCCGCAGCCAGTTCGAGCAGGACACGTTCGGCGACCTCAAGCCCTACGACCTCAACGAAGACCACACCGGCGCGGTCACGATCGGCACCACCGACAACGTGCCGGGTGCGAAGCTCTTCGATCCGGTCGCGGTCAAGCAGATGGCCGAGACGTACCCCGACAAACTGGAGGCGACCGTCGCGTCACTATTGCCGCCCGCGCAGCACGCCGTACCCAGCACGACGGACGCCGTCAAGGCCACGGCGAAGGCGATCCGCAACGGCTTCGATTCGCTCGACAAGTCCGACCAGACCAATGTCGGTCGGTACCTCAACTCCCTGCCTGACACGACCCAGACGCCCTTCAAGCGGCTGCTGCTCACCGTCGGTGCGTTGAACGACGGCCAGCGCGCGCGGTTGACGCTCGCGCCGTCCAAGGACGCGGCGAGCAAAGTCGCGCCGGATGCCGCGTCGATCGGTGCGAACGAAGAAGGGCGTGCGGCGATCGGCACTGAGGGCGGCGAAGGCACGGGCGGACTTGAGGGCAAGTTGACCGAGCGCGACGCGCTGCCCAACGAAGAACTCGGTACGGTGCCCGATCGTACCTGGACCGCCGCGCACTTCTCAGGCGACATCTCGAAGTCGACGATGCCGCGCGAGGAGCAGGTTGCGGTCGAGGTGCCGAAGAAGAGTGGCACGGGGACGACCACGCAGGCGCTCAATTTGCGCATGGCCGCGAGCGGGCTGACCAAGACCGAAGCCGGTCGTGCGCTGCTCGAAGGCGAGCCCAACCGGAAAGTCGGCGCCGTGCTCGGCGTCATCGGCGAAGCCGCGACGCGCGGCGAGACGATCAGCCCGCGCTCGATCCGCGAGGGCATGCACGTCTTTCCCGACGACGGTGAAGAGTCGGGCGTGCTGACTGCTTCGGACGTCGCTGAGATCCGTCGACGCGTCGCCAGCCAGGGCACGCTGTTGTCGCGCCAGCGTTCGGCGGACGCCCGCGCAGAGATGCAGCGCGATGCAGAAGCCAAACCAGCACGTAGCGTCGAAGTAGGCGTGGCTGCCGAGAACGAACGTCAGACGCGCGGCGAGTCGAAACAGTCGATCATCGACCCTGAATCTCCGGAGCGCACCGCCGGCGAAGGCGACTTCAACGACCCGGGTGCTGACGAGCGCATCTTCGCACCGCGCACGTACCCCGGCGTGGGTACGGGCGATACGCAGGTGATGAAGGGCGATGCCGGTGCCGCGCGCAGTCGGTCGCTCGCAAACCGGATCATCGCCGGCGATCAGCGTCACGAAGGTGCAGTCGCCACGCTCAAGCGCCAGTACGGCGCGGCAAAGAAGATGGCCGAAACTGCCAAGGCGCGCGGCGACCAGCCTGCGCACAGCCGCGCGGTTGCGAACATGAAGGACGCTGCAGAACAAGCGCAGGCGCTGCGTACGAAGCACGCCGAACGACGTGCGGCGATCATGGATCAGTTCCGCGAAGCGGGACAGACCGACGTGCGCGTCAAGGAGCGCGGCGCAGCCGAGAACCCGGTCGCAGGTAGAGGGTCGAAGGAATACGAAGCAACATTGGATGATGTAGACCGGTTGGCCGGACGGCTGAAAGTCGACCGCGGCCGGGTTTCGTCTGCTGCGCGCGGATCGGGCACCAAACCGCCAGCGCGCGACGACGTAGGCCGGCTGACGGCGAGCTACAAGGCTGCGAAGCGGCTCCCCACCAGCGAAGACCAGCGCGGGCTGCTGACGTCCATCCGGCGCGTCGCCGACGGCAACGATCGGCTGACCGAGCAGCTCGACAAGGTCGACGGCGTGAAGCATCCGAAGGAACGGGTGGGCATGACGAACAGTGAGAAGGCTGCGAAAGCTGGGCCGCTCGAATTGAAGAACACGGCGCAGAAGCCGAACGCCCGAAGTGACATCGAACACTCGAAGGTCGAAAGCGACGACTTCCAGCGCGCCGACGACGAACCGCGTTCGGTCAAGCAAACCGTCGAAGCCGTAAAGCAGTCGCCCGCGTTCAAGGAAGTGCAGAAGGCGCTGGACGAGGCCGCCGCGACCAAGGACAACCCGCGGCAGACCGAGTCGAAGCTCAACGCGGTGGTGAAGCAGCTGTCCAAGCGTTTCGGCATCGAAGCACCGAGCGTGCGCCTGTTCGACCGTGGTGACAACGTCGTGCAGGTCAACGGCGAGAACCACGAGCTCGGGATCGGCGCCTACCAGACGGGTGGCAAGACCCCGATCATCCACATCCGGTCCGACCTCGCGCCGCACGAAATGATTTCGACGCTGATGCATGAGTACGGCCACCACATGATGCGTGAGCTGTACGACAAGCTGCCCGACAGCGATCCGACCAAGCAGGCGATCAAAGCCGACTTCGATCGCTGGCTGAAGGAGCGTGTCTCATCCAATGAGACAGCCCGCTCGATCAGGAGCTCGCGGGCGCCGTTCCTCGGCACGCTGGCCGACGTGCGGCTGGGAGCTGAAGGCAAGCCGCTCGACATGGCGTCGAAAGCTGACCGCGACTACCTGCTGCACTTCAACGAGTATTTCGCGGACTCGACCGCGCGCGCCTTGCAGGGGCACGCGTTCGTGCAGAAAGCCGTAGGGCGTTTCTTCGCCAAGGTCGCTCATGCCATGCAGCTCGTGCACGACATGCTGACCGGCAGCAAGCACGCCAAGATGGGCGAGGCGCCGCAATCGTTCAAGGACTTCGTCCAGAACGCGTTCGAACACGGTTCGGCCGAGGCGCCCGAAGACGTGGCGCGCGCCAGCTACGAAGCGGCCAACGCGATCGGCGGCAAAATGCCGCGCGAGGAAGCGCTCGCCGCTGCCTCCGACGCTCCGACCAGCCCCGGTACGACGGGCGCAGGCGAAAACCCGCCGCCAGGGCAAGACCCTAACCGTCCGTCCGGCAGCGACGGCAGCCGACCGTCGGACATATCACACACCCTCAACGCGCGCGATCGCGGGCTCATCGAGCGCCTGGTGACTCGCCGCGACGTGTTCGAGAAGATCCTGAAGTCGTTCCCGCAGCTGCGCGACCGCCTGATGGCGTTCGATACCCAGATGGACACCGCGGTCAACGCGGCGTACGCGCTGTGGTCCAAGGGCGAGCTGAAGCTCTCGGGCGAAGGCCAAGGCACCGGTTACGCCGGCGCGATGCGCCGGTTCGGCGAGAACATCCAGAACGTGTTCGGCCTCAAGTCCGGCGCGGAGCTCGGCGAACGCATTTTCGACGAGCTGCGTCGCGACCGCTACGCCGCTTCGAACGACGTGCGCGCTCGCCAGCGGGCGGACTACCTGGCCGATCTCCGCCAGCGCCAGACGAAAGCGAAAGACGCCGAAGCCGTGACACTCAAAGCGCGGATCGGCCTGCGTCGTTCCATCAACTACGCGCTGCACGTCCGCGACCACGTCATCGAGCCGCTGGTGAACAAGATGCTGCGCGGCCTGGACGACCAGCTGCGGCGGACCAACATCCCGGCGATCAGGCAGCTGCTCGCCAAGATGAACCGCATGACCGGTGAGGTCGGCGACGAGGAATCCTTCAACAACGCGTTCCATCGCGAGTTCGGCACGTGGGCGAACGCGCTTGCGACGGTCGTTGACCCGGTAGCCAAGGGCGACCACGACGCACTGGCTGCGGCGCTCTTCACCGGCAAGCCGATCGAAGGCAATCCGGCGCTCGAAGTCAAGCGCAAGGAGCTGCTCAACTTCGCCGCGCGGTTCGAGAGCTACGTGCGCGGCGGCCTGAAGGAAGGCCAGGGGAAGATGGGCCACATCGACCAGTTCGCCCCGTACCGTATCATGCACACGCTGGTACGCGACAACGAGGGCGAGTTCCGCGACATCCTCTCCTCGATCAAGACCGATCCGAAGCTCGAAGCCGCGGCGCGCGACTATTTCCGCAACCAGGAGATGCGCCAGGGCAAGAGCAAGGAGGAGGCCGAGAAAGCCGTCGGTGCGATGACGCCGGACGAGATGATCGATGCGTTCTACCACATGGCGTCCAGCGACCCGGCGTTGCGGCGGAACTCCCCCGAAGCGGGCGACCCGTTGATGCGCGGCACCGCAGCACCCACGAGCCCGTCGTTCCGCCCGCGCGTCATGCACTTCCTGCGGCAAGCTGGCCGCCAGGACCTGATCGACCGCATGGCGAAGTTCCAGAACCCCGACCTCTACAACACCTACCTGCCGATGCTGCGCTCGGGCGTAAAGCGCGCGGAGTACTACCGTCGCTTCATCCGCGCGCGCAAGGGGGAGGACGGCAAGATCGAGCGGTACAGCCTGGTCGACGAGCTGCTCACCAAGGCGAAAAAGCAGGGCGCGAAGAACGAGGACATCCAGCGTGCGCGCGACTACGTGGATGCATCGCTCGGCGTCTACGGCGATCCAGAAGGACCTCCAATCATCAAGAAGATGTTCGCCGGCATGGACAGCCTGTTCGGCACGAAGCTCGCCGGACCGGACTCGCGCGCCTGGGAGCACATCAGCAACGCGATGGTGACCTACCAGAATATCCGCGTGCTCGGTCTCGGCGCACTGGGCAACCTGATCGACGGTCTCGGTCCGTGGACGCGTAGCTCCAGCTTCAGCACCGCGCTAGCGGGCTATCGCGCCGGCCTGAAGGCGGCGTGGGGGAAATCGAATCCGACGTACCTGCGCGCGCAGGCCGAAGCGCTGGGCGTCGTCGAACGACATGCGTTGAGCGAAGCACTCAGTATGTCGTACGGCGCAACCGGTACGCCGGGGTCGCTCAGCTACAAGATCAACCAAGCGCTGTTCCGCTACAACGGCATGCACTTCATCACCAACTTCGCGCGCGTCGCGGCCCTTGCGAGC